ATATATATATATAAGAAATACGCTAGTTGGTAATTGAATCAATTTAACATAGTAGTAAGTAACTTACCTTACTTATAGACACTTATTTATTGACTAAATAAAAGAATATAGAGTATGTTGGAATTAATCTTCCCATACTCTATATTTTTTTTATAAAGATTTACACTTAATTTATGGCAAATCCTTATTTTGTCATTAAAACAAGTATATAATCAAAATTTAAAATTTCAGATAAAATGAAAGGAGATTATAACATATGGCACAAACAGTACAAATAGTACCTCGTTATTTGCACTCACATGTTGAAACAGTCATTAATGATTATACAACATTTGACGATACACCACCAGTGGAAGTCGACGAAAGTGTCAAATTTCTAGCCGTATTTATGGGTCCTCAGGGTATTGATAATACTTTAGTAAAAGTTAAAAATACCAAGGATTTTGAAACAATATTTGGTAGATCTAATTATGCTTTATATGGTCAACCTATGATGATGGCAGAAGCGGAACTTAGAAGTGGTGAGGCTAGTGTTTGGTGTATGAGAATTATGCCGGAGGATGCTAGATTTGCTAACTCCGTTCTTTCTATTTATTATAAACCGGACGTTGCTAAGAAGAAATTCCGTATTAAGTTTAAGGCTAAATCGCTTATAAATGCGTCATCAGTTAAATCTAAGACAGACTTACTCGTCAAAGGACAAACTCTGGATGGAACACCTGATGGTACAGGTGTTTATAAAGATGCTGATGGATATATTCAGCTTCCAATATTAACATTTAGAGCTATGGGTAGAGGAGCTTATGCTAACAACTACAGATGGAGAATGGCACGTAACAAAGATTGTGAAAACGATTATAATGTTAAGATGTATTCTTTCGAAGCTCTGAGTGCTACTAATGGAATATCCACTATAGCAACTTATAGAGGAACAGTTGTTGATTCTGAGAAATTCAATAGATCAACTCTTATTAACGATATCGTAGATGATTCTGAAACAGGAATAGCTCCTATTGATATACAAGCATATGAAAACAACTATCAACTTCTTTATGAGGCTTATGTTAAGTTCTTAAAGGATGTTGAAGAAGCAACACCTGGTACAGTTAAGCATGTACCTACTATAGATGAATTTGACCCATTCTTCGCTTTTGGAATGGCTAATAACGTAAAGGATGAATTCATCGACTTTACAAGATTTAAGACTCCTGGTGTTGAATCACAACCTGGTTATGATGCAGATAACTATACTGAAACAAATGATATTATCCAAGTAGATAATATAGAGGGTACTTTACTTTCAGGTGGTACAGACGGAGCATTCGCTAACCCTGATGCAACTGCAAGGGATAATGCTATTAATGAGACATATATTAAGGCGTTTAACGGTTCACTTGATCCAATTATATTGGCAAATAAGAGAGTTCCTGTAGATGCTATATTTGATGCTAACTATCCATACGAAGTAAAGAAAGAACTTGCAGCTTTAGCTGTTGCAAGAAACGATTGTATGTGTTACATAGACTGTGGTCTTGTAGAATCTTTCTCTGCTGGTAATCAGATGAAACTTATAGAAAACTATGGTCTGTTTAATACAAGAGGAATATCAAAGAATCCTCAGTGGTATACAATAAAGGATCCTATAACAAGAAAGAGAGTTCCTGTTACTATCACATATTTCTTTGCTGAAAATTATGCAGCTCACGTAAGAGATAATGGATTCCATATTCCGTTTACAAACGTGTATGCACAACTTAGTGGTCATATTAAGAACTCATTACAACCAGCAGTTAATGAGCATGAATCAGCTCTTAAAGAGTGGTTGTATACTAACAGATTTAACTACTTCGAGGCTGTTGGTGAGAACGTATTTAGAAGGTCATCACAGAATACATCACAGATAGTTAACAGTGATCTTCTTGAAGAGAATAATATGACAACACTCTTTAGAATGAAGCACATACTTGAGTCAGATGCTAAGGAGAGATTGTACAACTTCGCAGAAGCTGATGACAGAAATCTCTTCACTGCATTCGAGACTGCTAGATTCTCTTCATGGGTTGGACGTATGTTGCAGTCATTTACTATAGATTTTCAAATGAACGAATTCGAAGCAGAAAGATCAATTCTTCATTGTTATGTAGCTGTACAGTTCAAGACACTTAATAAGAGAACTATAATCGAAATCGACGTTAATAAACGTGACTTCGGTGCATAATTAAAAATACTATAGAAAGGAAATAATAGAAGAATATGGCACATACTATACAATCCAATATTCATAATCACACTTTTGACCAGTTGGATAAATATGCACTATTCCTAAGTGGTTTGAATGTAACTCACGATGTTCTTCAATCATACGACCCACTTAAGACAGGTTGGGGAAGAATATTCATGGTAAGAAAGCCACTCATGGTTTGGAATATATTACCCGGTAAGTTAAAGAAGTTTAAGCATATATTGGAGTTTGCTAACACAGGTGTTTCAGGTCTTAGTGACATGTCAGTTAACTTCGCTAGTATTAGTGGTGGTTACGCTGGTAGATCATTTGAAGTACCTACAACTGTAGATGATAGTACAACTTCATTTACTATAAAGACATATGAGTTTTCAGGCTCACCGATGAGAGAGATAATTCACTTCTGGATTAATGGTGTTACTGATATACAAACAACTTTCTCTCATTATTATAACCAAGCTGATTTGGAAGTTCAACAGGCTAATCATACTGCTGAGTTTATATATGTTGCTACTGATCAAACAGGTAGAAACGTGGAGTATGCATGTATGTTTGCAAACTGCTTCCCTAAGTCAATCAACGTTGATAGTTATAACTATGAGGCATCACAACATGACGTAGTTCCACTTGATGTGGAATTCTCATGTACAAAGTACGAGTCTCCTCAGATAAATGCTAAGGCTATGGAACTCTTACAGAAGTATACAATACTTACTAATTCACTTAACTTCCACTCAGGTATTACAAGTTCTGTTATTAACCAGAACGGTACATCAAAGAAGACATATAATATTCAAACAGGTATGCTGGAAGAAAGATAGTGTTAGTAAACTAATAAACGTGATAGTTAAATTTTTTATTAAATTCATATACCCATTTAATCTGGGTATATGAATTTTTTAAAGTAAAATCAGCCTTAAAAACATAACTATAACGTTGTATAATTGATTATAACGATAAAAAATATTATTTTAAGGAAAGGGGTATATAAATTTTCAAATGGCTAATAGAAAGCTCCAAATTCTTCCTAAAAAAATTTATAAAGATGGAAATATAGATACTATATATTTCAAAAATAGAGCTAAAGACGTTATCGTTGATGAGAATGGTAATGTTATGCTTGATAGTGTATTAGAAAGACTTAATAGAGTTGCAAATGGTGCAACTAAAACAGCTAAATCTGAAAGTAACGGATATTTGAAAATTAATGATATAGATACACTCGTTTACGAGCATCCAAAAACAGGTGTTACCGCTGGTACATATAATGAAGTCGTGGTAGATGATAAAGGTCATGTTGTGAGTGGACATCATAATACTAATTGGAGTGGTACCGTAACAGGTAATGTATTCGATGCGGTCATTAGTAATAATAATAACCCATCATGGAATACTGGTACAACAGAGCAACTTTTAAATATTCAAGATGGGTGGTCAGTTGGTAATATACTCAAAGTAATTGTTGGTATTCTTAAAAAACTTGGACCTGTCGCATTTAAGAGTTCAATAACACGAGCAGACCTCCAACAAGGATTACAAAATGAATTAAATAACCATATTAGTACAGGAGACGTTAAAGATTCGTTACTATTAGCAGACTACTCAACCCCCTCAAATCGTAAAAGAGTTGCAAGTATGTACATTGTTGCGTTCGTTGAACGTAGGTTAAATGAGTTAGAGGGTACAGTTAGACAACTTGAGCGTAGACTTTCATCATCTGATGCTACTTTAGAATATTGCAAGAATAGGATCAATAAAATTGGGTATGCCAGATTTGGTAATGTCAATCATCGAATTCAATTGACTAGTACGTTTGGTGAATTCTGGACAGAAAACGGTCTCCAAGCTGGAGTATATGTAGTAACATGTATGATAAACGCAATTAATGTGAGTTATAATTGCTTTTATAATTTTGACTTATGTGTAAATGACGAGAACAACGAATTTTCATCAGTTTGTGGATTATCAGCAATATATAACATGTGTACTAGAACTATAGTGACCTTAACGGGTGTGGCATCTGTACCAGAAGGTGGAAGAATATATTCAAAAGGTAACTCATCAAATGAAGAAAGCGATCCAATACGTAAAGGAATTATTATAGAGAATATATGGTATAGTATATATAGAGTAGGATAAGCTTTTTAATATTTATATGAAGAAAGGAAAATTGTATATTATGAGAAGTAATTTCATGAATACTGATATATTTATAGAAGCAAAAAACTTCTATATTGATAGGCTTAATGATATAGATAACGCTGTTTATGATTATGAATATTCATTATTAGAGTCTAAATTAAATTTTGATTTTTTTGATGATTTTTTATTAACAGAAGCAAGTGGTAATGATGTTAATGAAAAGAAGAAACAAGGAATATTAGAAAAAATCGGTAATGCTGTAATGAGTGCAGTAAATAAACTAATCGAGATAATGGATAAATTCGCACAAAAAATACAGGAGTTTGTCTGGAGTAGAAAAAGTGATGATAGAAAGATCGATGAATTAATAAGATTACATCCTAATTTAAAAAATGAAATAATTGCAAATAAAGATGATTTAAACGTTCAGGATATAAAGTCAGTTAATGATATTCTTAATGGGACGTATAGTGTCATTAATCAATTGAACAAAGGTAAAATTAGTGAACCTGAAGCTAAGAGTAAATTCGATAAGATGGTAGATTTTGCTAAGAATAATTTAACACCACTACTCTCAACAGGTAGTGCTGTTATTACATTTGCCTTAGCCGTACAAGGTATGAGATCAAAAATGATGAAAGCTAATTATGATTATAGTAAAGCGAAAGCTGATCTTATGAAACTCAAAGAAGATTCAACATCATCAGGTGATACTACAAAATCAAAACTAATATCATCTATGGTTGTTGCTGCATGTAGTGCTGTAGCTTTTATAATTGGTAAAAATAGTGCAGCTAGGAATAAACTCAATTCGGCTGTAAATAAAACCGTATCTAAATACGAAAATAAAGAACCGGAATCTAAATAAGAAAGGTAGGTATTTTAATATATGTCAAATAATGACGCATTGGTAAATATTCTATTTTCTAATATAGATAGTATTAATAATTATGACATCTGTGTAT